AACGGAGACGCACCCTGCTGGAGGCCGGGAAGCTGAGCGGCTTGCGAGACGATGGGCTGGAGACCGAGAGCAGATTGAATGTTCGCAATGTTCTGCTGCTGCGATCCCTGACGCTGTTGTTGCGAAGCCATCTGGCCCGCAAAGGTCTGCTGCTGGGCGGTGTTCCGCTGGCCGGTGGCTGCGAGGATGTTTTGGAACGCTTCCTGAGCCTGACGATTGGCGACATCGCTGGTGGTCTGACCGCTCTGGAGTAGGCCAAGAGCCTGCTGACGGCGTTGGACATCGGCATTGGAGATAGCCTCACCAACCGCCCGCGCCTCGCGGAAAGCGGAGAGGTTGCCAAGGATGTTACCGCTAGCAGCACCACGAGCGCGAACAGCCTGCTCAGCAGCTCGGATCATCGCGGGATCAAGCGTTCCGGCCTGAGCAAGACCGGCACTGATCTGGCGTTCGAGGTTGCTGCGGATGTTCGCGGCCTCGCCGGTATCCTGCGGACCAGTGGGCATCCCGACGCGCTCATAGGTAGGAGCAGCGGGAGCGGTCTCTGAAATAGGACGTTGCCCAATGTCCTTCAGGAACTGGGCGTAAAGTCCAGTTTCACCAGGTTTGCCATCAACACCAGGAGTGCCATAACGCTCGGGATCAAGAGCTTGAAGTTCTTTTCGTCGTTGCTCGGCAAATTTGGTGCCGTATGCTTCAGAAGCAGCGAGTTGCCGTTCCGCTTGAATAGGCGCGAGATCAGCCAATGCTTGGCCTATCGCTTTGGTCAGAGCGATGTCCGAAGTTTTACTGAAATCTACAGGTCTAGTTCTTCCGGTATCGACACCTTTTTCGTAAATAGGAACGTCAACAGTGGTGCCTATCCGAGAAGCCGCCTCGATTTGACGCTGGATCGGAAAAGTCTCGATCGAGGCCATAACCGCTTCGCGGTTTGCCGCCGCCATATCCGGTGCTTTATATGTTCCGCCCATAGGAAATCCTTCGGTTCATTAGGAGTTTGAAGTATCTGTTGAAATCGTACAAACGGGAAACGCCTCTGCTGAATCCTCCAACCTTGGTGACCTTATCGGAGCATACGGTCATCATGGCCAACCAGAGCGTCTGAACAGCCTCTGGTTCCACACCAACCACCATCTCGATCCACGCGATGTGTCCATCGGGGAAGTTGTTGTTGATGTCTTCCGCCTCCTCGATGGAGTTTAGGAATCGCACGGCTCCGACACCGATGCATTCACCCTTCTCGTTCTTGATAATACCGAGTTGGCGTATCTTGTTGAATATGCCGATCCAGTTCAGGAGCTGATCATCGTTCCACGTGGAACAAGTAGGCCAGTGCTGTCGCAGCAGCTTGGCCGCTTCGATAATAGATGGATGCGCGTTCATTGCTGAGGACGCACAGAATCGACGAATCCAGATACAATCGCGGATTGGAATGACAGGCGACCTCCCGAGTTGGTTTCAACCTTGAACTGGATCGAGTTCCACCGGCCCTTGCTGATCAGGTTGTAGGCTTTCAGGAACTTTTGCGAGTTCGTGATGCTCAAGTTGGGATCGATGGTGGAGAACGTCCCGCTCATGTCCTTGGCGTAGGAAACCGTCACACCCGTGTTTTGGGTGGTGTACGGGTTATCGAACGCGAGCTGGACGCTGTAGCCGATCTTGTCGGGGATGGGTTCTCCCAGGGTGAACGCCTTGGTGATGACGCTCGACTGATAGCTGGAACCGCCATCGAGATAGGACGACACCTGAGTCGGGCTGGTGCGGGTATTGGGCAGGTAATCGTTGAAGGACCAGATCTGTCCACCGCCCTCGGCCACTGCGGTCATATCGCCCGCGAACATCAGCACTGGTCCGAAGTTGGCGAATGAGGTGGTGAAGAAGTCGTTCACCTGCCAGTTGTCCCAGTAGCCAAGCCAAGAGCGGGCCAGTGAGTGGTAGACGATGATCGCGTTGTTGCGAGGGATTAAGTCTTCAAGTTCGAGCGAGAACCCGTTTTCGAGAAGGATGGCGTACTCGCTTTCGAGACCAACACCGAAAGGTCCTTCCTGAACGAACGGAACCGCGAGCATGTACCTATTGTTCCAGAACACTGCATCGCAGAGTTCCAGCTTGGTCTTATCGATGCGGCTGATGAGATCGTTGATCGGGCTAGAGAGCGCGAGGCCAACGCTGGTCTGGGTGCCCGCTTGGATCTGGGCCATCGACCGGATGCCATCACGCGAGAGGAAGAACACATCGGCACCGACAGCAGCGATAGACCGGTGCGATGAGCAGCCGATGTTTCCGCTGATGATCGAGATGGACCAATCGGCAGGATCGAGCGTGGGATCAGCATCCACATACCAGATGGACCGCTCTTTGAACACGATCAGTCGGTATCCGAACCACGAGTAGAGACCGCGAATAGGATCGCCATCACCGCCCACGCGAACGGAGCCGAGAGGGTCCCAGGATTCGCCATCGAGGATGTCCGAGAAGTAGAGGGTATCGGGTGTGATCGCGGTATCCGCCGAGGCGCACCAGAGACGATTGGTGTGCGTGGTCAGATAGATCGGCTTGCTCGGAGGCGCGAGCGAAACGAAAGCGACTGCATGAGACTGGTTGGTCGGAGATATGGTGACCGTTGGGGCGGTGATGTACCCGCTTCCAGGGTTTAGAATTACGATGGAAAGAATCGCTCCATCGCCACCAATTCTTGCTTCCGCAGTGGCCGTGATTCCGCTCGGAGGAGCGGCTATGGTGATTGTTGGGATTGTGCTGTGGCCGCTTCCCTGATTGATAACATCGATGCGGCTGATCTTTCCGGCTGCAATGGACGCATTCGCATTCGAGCTGTTCACATACTTCAACGAGTTGTAGCCGTCCGAGTAGAACAGCTTCTCGTTGAGCTGGGCGAAGTAGACGTAATTGGCCAGCGGGCTGAACGTGGAGCCAGAGATGAGGTTGTACGAAACGCCAGGGGAACCAGTGTACAACTGGTTGGTGTTAGCGTTGATGTCATTCAGGGCGATGACCAGACGCTCTGATGCGGACGTATCGAAGTAGAAGCCCGAGTAGACTTGGCAGTTGATCGGGAGATTGGACGCGAAGTTGGAAGTGGTAGACTCCCAGTTCGTGATAACGTTTTCCCAGTTGTCGGTGATGCTGTTGCCAATCAGCGAAACGGACCCGAGGCGAGTGACCAGATTGCCGAAGTCATCGTAGTCCATGTTGATGGCCGACTCCAAGCTGGTCGCTGGAATGGCATCTGGACGAGTACCGGAAACGACACCAGTGCTGAACCCATTGCTTCCATCCAGAAGCATCTGGTCGTCGAGTGCGTCTGAGGATTGGAATGGCATTAGGTGATGTCCTGAAAGGTGTAATCGTAGAGGCTGTCAGGAATGATCCGGCTGATCTGCTGCTGCTGACCTCGCTCCATGTCCTTCATAATGGAAACCTGAGCGGCTCCCTCTTGGTACTTGGCTTGGGCTTTGCCGTACTGCCGTGAGTATTCGAGGAGATCGCCTTCGGTGTAGGCCATCAGTGCATTCTCAACACCGTGCAGCTCGAAGTTACTGTCGTTGGTGATGGCAATCGTCTCACCGAACTGGCGCATCTGGGACTGCTTCTTGCCGAGGACGAAGAGCGTTCCGTTGACGTTTGGAACCGGGATGAGCTTGATCCTCGGAACACCGGCAAGTCCGTAGGCAACGTCCATGTTGCGGACCCAGTTCACGAAGTTGTTGGGCGTGGACTTGCGGCTATCGACGTTGTTCCAAGTGTTGGGATCGAGCTGGAAGAACGAGACCCATTCAGCGGACGGGATCTCGATGCCATCGGTATCTCCGCTGATCGTGAACTTCGCGGCCACCGGGAAGTCCATGTACATGTTGTACCCGGTGTTCGAGGAGTAGGTTGTGGTGACGAAGGTGTTGATCGTATTGATCTCATCCCCATCAGCGACAGAGATCGAGGTCACTCCGAGGGTATCGTTCCACAAACACGAATCCCAGATCATGGAGTAGCGACGAATGCAGAACCTCTTGGCCAACGCGAGCGTGGCAGAGTCCGTGAACGACAGCTTGTCGCAGGCCGCTTGAGCTACTTCAGAGGGTTTCATTAGGCGAAGAACTCCTGAACCACAATAGTTGATGTTGCGCTTTGCTGGCTATAAGCAGAGACATTGTAGTTAAGATACATATTATTAGATCCATATATATGAATCTTATATGTATACGGAGTTACCGTTGTAATTCCGGTATCAAAGAACTGAATCTTAACATTGTTAATAGCCTCGATTTCTCCGTCCTCGTAGCTTGCGGAAGAAATACCAACTATTCCCATTCCAGTGCTTGTTCCGATCTCGGTTCCATTTCGAGTAAGCCTGAACGTGCAGTTCTTTGAATAGCTTGTTGAAAAAGAGTAATTGATAACTGCGGAGACAAGTATCTTTGATCCACCGCTTCTTGGAGTGATTGTTACAGCAATAACCTCTGTTCCAGAACCACTTGTGGATGCAGCAATGGTTGATCTCGTAGTGATTGCAGTTTGCTTACACTGCGGAGCATTTGCTGACGTTTGAACGAACTGGAGTGAGTCTGAAGCCCTGAGCCTTCCGGTGGAATCAAGAATGATAACCTTATCGGTATCAACATCAACATTCTGAGTAGTGATATTCGGGAACGTAACCACGTTCGCGTTCACCGTCAGAAGATCGGTTCCGGCGTTTCCGATGGTGCTGTTGCCGTTTACGGTCAGGTTTCCGGTGGCGAATAGGTTGCCGCTGGTTGAGATGGTTCCAGTGGCAGCGATGGTGCTTGAGAAGGTGGCAGCACCAACGACGTTTAACGTATCACCAAAGTAAACCGCTCCGGGGATATCAACCCCACCGTTGAACGTGGCGAGACCACTACAACTCAGGGTGTTGAGGGCTGTATTTGTTCCAACGGATAGGTTTCCAGCGAGGCTGCTTGAGGCGGCAGCGTTTGTCTGAGTGATGCTTCCATACACCGACAAGTTGCTTCCGATGATGATGTTTCCGGCCCCTCCAGTTGAGATGTTTCCGGTAACCAGCAGCGTTGATGAAATCGTGGTGGCTCCCGTGACGGCCAAAGTGGACGAGAGGGTTGTGGCACCGGTCACACCGAGAGTGGAGCCGATAGTGGCCAATCCAGTGACTGCGAGGCTGGAGGAAAGCGTTGTAGCTGCGGCGACACCCAAAGTACCGGCGATCTGAGTATTACCGCTTGCAGAGGCAACTGTGAGCTTGCTGGTGGCAACGCTGAAATCACCTACGATGTTCGCGGCGGTGGTGGAAAGCTGGAGTGAGGAATCGGTTCCGCCGCCATCGCTGACGCTCTTGAGGGTTCCGCTGAGGCTGGCGTTGTCGGAGGTCTTGAGTAGGCCAGTGTAGGTTGCTGCTACTGAACTGCCTGTAAGTGGGGTTGCCATACTATTCCTTGGGAAGTGCGTACCATCCTTCGTGGATTGTCACGCGGTTTCGACTTTTGATGATTTTGCCGTCCGCATCCTTGGCCCACACATGGGCTTTGACGCTTTCAGCCAGTCTGACTGGTTGTCCTGGAGGAACCATTACCACTCTTGTCGGTGTGCATCCCGGCAGCATCAATGCGAGCATTGAGGCGAGCCACGAGGCTTTGATCTTTGGCTCCGTCTTCACTTGTTTGGTCCTTCTGTTCCAGCAGCTTGTCGAGTGCTGCTTTCATCAGTCCCTGTGAGACGCTGGCTAGGGGGTCCATGTTTGATGAGTTTTGCGTGGAAGATTGAAGCCCAGACGAAGATCCCTGCGAGTCCGCAGTTCATTAGGATCTCGGTGTCTGGTGGTGTGGAAAGGGTCAGGCAATTCCCGAGGGCACCGGCAGCGGTTCCTGCGAGACAAATGCGGAGTACTAAGCTACCGCCAACGTGGAATCGCTCAACGATTCCGCCGGTTCGATAGAGCAGTACCATGAAAGCAGAAACGCCAGCGGCAAGGACTCCGCTGGCGATCACATTAACGATGGTTGCGAGCCTCATTTCTTTCGGAATTTGTCGATCACGAATTCGACACCGTGCAGTCCTAGGAAGCCCATGATGAAAGCCGCTGCGTACTGGGTGTTGGAGTTCTGCATATTGAATGCATCGACCACCAGCGGCGTGAGGTAATTGGCCGATAGAGTACCGGCCATGAGTGAGGTGAGAGTAGTGAACCAGTTCTTATGTCCGTCCTTTTTGACGGTCACAAGTGAACCAGCGAAGCCAGCCACGAGTAGCCCGATGTTAATTCCAAGATCTCGTAGCTGATCTTTCACTTACTCTTGTCCTCCGATGAAGCGTCTTGGGCTTTGAGCGATGCGAACATCGCACCGGCACCACCGACAGCGGCGGCGATGGCGTTGGCCATATCACCAGCGATGGCCTGCTTGATTGAAACGGAGAGCGCGGCCAATAGGACAGCGACTCCGCCAGCGGTGGTTTTCCAATTCTTCATTCTGCTTTAGGTGGTTGTGCGGCTGCGATGATGAGGTCGGCCAATGGAACTCCTACTTTTGCATTCTGGAAGCCGCCAGCTTTGATGGCGACATCGATGAGTTGGAGGAGTTGATTGGCCTGCTCGGTGCTGAGTTCGATTTTGATCATGCGGCAGGAGCTTCAGCAACAGGAGCCTGTTCGTCAACAGCGGCGACTGGAGTTTCCGTATTGACCAAAACCGGCTCCTTCTGCTCAACGAGCGGCGGGACGATTTCGACCGGCGGAGCCCACGGCAACGGCAAACTCACGACCGGCGGGTCGATCTGGTTCTGGATCTGGAGCGAGACGTTCGCCTCAATCGCGGTCTTGTCCACGCCGTTCTGATAGCACCAGTCCAGCACCTGCGCTTCAGTCAACTGGTCGTAAGGAGTGAAGCTACCAG